AATTGCAAGACCAAGGTTTGTTCTCGCATTGGATGCTGAGGTTGCTCCAGTGCCACCGTAGGATACGCCAACGGCTGTACCTTGCCATGTACCAGTGCCAATGGTGCCTAAAGTTGTGATGCTAGATGTACCAGTGTAACTGCCGCCTGCAACAGCTGCTAAAGTTGAGTTATATGCTTGAACATCGCTACCAATTGCAAGGCCAAGATTTGTTCTTGCATCTGAAGCTGATGTTGCACCTGTTCCACCGTAAGAAACACCGACTGCTGTACCCTGCCATACACCGGTTCCAATTGTTCCAACTGAAGTTAAGCTAGAAGATGTTATTCCAGAACCAAGTGTTGACCCAGAAAGAACAGAAGTTCCATTTATATAATAAGCTTTACCGGTAGCTAGATTGATGTGCTCAGACGATGTCCAAGCGTCGGTTGCGTCAACCCAGTTAAAAGTCTTATCCGTTGTACCTTTAAGGGTAATACCGCCACCATCTGCACTAGCGTCTGATGGACTAGCTGTAGAGCCTAATTCTAAGTTCTTATCATCTACTGTTACTGTAGTTGAGTTAACTGTTGTTGTTGTTCCGTTAACTGTTAAGTTACCTGTTACGGTTAAATTTCTACCGACAGCTAAATCTTGAGTAACTGTAACATCATCTGGAAGACCAATAGTCACGGATCCAGTGGATCCAGTGGTATCCGTACCAAGAGCTACTGAATTAGCTGCAATTGTTGCATTTAGAGTTGCATTTCCTAAGTTGGTAACAGTTACATCACCAGTAAGATCCCCACCAAGCGTCAGCGTAAAGTCTGCAACATCAAAATCTAATGTATTATCAGTATCATCATATGTTACTGATATTCCAGATTCTGTATTAGAAGATACCATTGCCCCAACAGTGTCTGCAACTGCTTCAGCAAAGTCTGTTACAGCGGTAGATGCTATTGCAATGTTTGCTGTGCCAGCTGCCGTTAAACGACCCTGTGCGTCAACTGTGAAGGTTGATACTGCTGTAGCAGAACCATAGCTACCTGCTGTGACAGTAGTGTTACCAATATTAACAGCAGCAACAGAATCGTCAACATATTTCTTTGTAGCTGCGTGCATGTTTGAAGTTGGAGCTATAACTGTAACTGCTGCTGAGAATGTCTTAGCTCCAGAAATAGTCTGTTCAGTACTCTTAGTTACGTATGCACCAGATCCTGCAATTGCTGGAATTGATGTTGCGTCACCGCTACCATCTGCGCCCTTGCCATAATAAAGCGTATCGTCAGCTTCGTTATACGCGAGTTCTGCGTTCTTCAAAGATGAAGGTGCACCAGTTGCCCCTGTACCTGATCTTCTTTTAATTCTAATTGTATTTGCCATTTTTAAAAGTTTCCTCCATCTGTGACATCTTTTTCAGCGTAATTAACCCATTGAGAACCATTGTATCTCAGTATATTTCCTGCTGTAACTGAATTAATAGTAACATCAGTTAAACCATTCAGAACTGATTGGTCAGATATTTGAGCCTCTGCATTTATTATTCTATCTTTAATAGTTAAATGCGCTCCTGCAGGATTAACGCCCAAAACTGTTTGTATAGCTTCAATTGCATCATTTGCATTTGCATGCTGTAGATGATGAGGAACGGTGCCAGAATTAAGGGTGTCAGTGGGACTGGGGTTGATTAAAACATCTAAAGAATTTGGATATTGACTAGCCATATTTTTTCCTTATATTGCTAAAATTTTATTTACTGTATTACTCCAATTAAAAATCAAAGTAACTACTTCTGAAGACCCAGGAAAAGGTATTCCTTCTGAAGTATCTATATAAAATAGTAATCTGGAACTAGAATCATTAGCTCCTAGTTTATAAAAAACTATTGAATTAAATGCTGTATTTGCTGGTAAAGAAAAGTTTAAATCATCTGCGTCGATTATTCCGAGAGTATTTGTAATATTTTCGATTATCGGACTCGTATAAGATATATTAGATGCGCCTATATCAGAAAGAAATTCATGGACACTTTGATTAGGAGTATAGGTATTTTTTACAAATGCTATTTTAAATGTGTCTAAGCTAAAGTTAAATTGACCATTTAAAATACCCTGTTTAGCTTTTCCATAAACAAAGTTAGCCACTTTATATTCCTATATCTTTAGATAATATAATTCTATATTTATATCCAGTTTCATAATATTCACCATCAGAGTCGTTGTAAACCGGTGTAGCATCATTTGATGGAAAGTCCACATACACTTCCGGCTTCCAAGAATGTAAGGAAACGTTTGCGTCAACTGTTTCCCATCTTGAAGGAGTTCTTTGAATCTTTTTTCTTTGAGCTTTAAAGTATTTTGCATTCAAAAAGTTAGAAGCTGGTCTCGCATTAAATTCAATTGTAACTCTTCCATTGTTATATGAATTATCTAAATAAAAATCACCATTTACAGGATCAACAGAAACTATATAAAAATTAGGGTTTTTTGCTAGTATCTGAACAGTTGAATATGCGTCAGTTCTAACAGACTTATCTTCAATTAAAATCTCTTCATAAACTGGCTCAGAAGAAGACGTAATTGTTGACGGAGTTGCATCGTCTAACTTTGTAAATTTAATCTTTTCGGTTGGAATAGTTTCATTAACTGCATCTTTTATATTTGCAGCTATTATTTCATATTCTTGACCAGACGTTAATTGAACATCCCAAAATAGTCTTAATGTTCTTGAAATCTGATTATAGTCCGTAATTGTATTGATCGGTGCAAATGGACTGACAACTGGCACTGGTGTAGCCTGTGTGGTTTGAACAGTAAAGTTAGAATTAATTAAAGAACTTATTTTTACAGTTCTTCCAAATTTTATAACAACGACATCAGCGTCTACGCTGGCACTTTCTATGAGATACAGGGCCACAGCTTCTCCTTATTAAGATTCTATTCAAATAGTAACAGTTTTGTGATATAAAAAACAGAGGGTGGTAGCTTTCGCCACCACCCTCTGCCTAGGGGCTGTCACTTTTCAGTGACCGTAACTATAATGCCCTAAGGTCAGGCTACTTCGTTTGTGACTTGAACCTCGTAGTTACGGCTGAGCTTGATGTTCTTTGCGACGGTAATACCTTCGCCATCACCCAGCATTACGATGTCGTAACGCTCTTTCATCTTCATCTGACGAATGTCACGTGATGGATCATCGAACTGGTCGGTGGAAAGATCATCCTTGACCAATAGTGAACCAACCTCGTTACGGTCGATGAGGAAGAGGTCAGACTTAGCTGCGCTACCACTTGTCTTAGCGGTGAAGCTAACAAATGGTGACACAAGTACGTTAAGACCCATTGGAGCAGTTGCGTTCAGTGCGCCTTCTGGAGACTGTGGACGGTAACCCCAGCTGGTGCCAACAGCCGAAGCTGCACCACCTGCATGGAAGATGCTGTCCTTCAAGAAGACTGACCACATGAGCGGATGGAGAATGAAGTCTGTTGGTACATGCTTCTCTGCCATCAAAACTGCTGCCATATCTACGATGTCGTCCCAGGTTACGGTGTCATTGAAGGCACCGTTCATGTCACGACCAGTTGTTGAGTCATAGCTACCGTTGTCGTTGTCAAAGACGATTGTTGCAGCGTCCTTGAAACGGCTAAGTGCAATTTGCTCTTTAAGGCGAGCAAGTGCACGACCTGCAGCGCGGACGTGAAGGCCTACGATATCCCAAAGTGAGTCAGCAATAACTTCCTCTGTGAAAGCTAGCTTGACACCCTTCTTGGACACCTTTCCTTCAATCTGCTTTGCAAAGGCCAATGCCTGCTCTGGGTACTCTTGTCCTTCGGGAATCTCAGCTGCTTGAATTGCATTAACTGCTGGGAATTCAAGTGAACGACCCTTACCGAGGCGTACAGTTGAAAGTAGGGGGGTAATTAGAAGCTGAGGCTCAGCTGCTTCCTTGAGAGTACGAGAGATTACCTTAGGGAAAAGGATTGCTGCATCTGGTGATGCAAAAGCTTCCTTAATGGTAACTCTGTTCTCTTGGTCTATATACCCGTCCTCAGATAATGCTGTTTCCCATGCTGGGAGTCCAGAGAGGAGCTCTTGGATTGTTTTACTCATCTTAGGATATTCCTCCTGTTATTATAAGGTTAGGTTGACGCGGAATGCGCCAATTACGTTGTGGACATCCAGGTTGCTACGGATACCAAGCTTGCCTGAGAAAGCACCTGAGCGAGTAATCTCAAATACTGTCTTAAGTGCACCTGGATCTGAAGGAAGCTGCATGTAGGAAAGCAATCCATCATCAAAGTTGGTTGCAAACTTTTCTACTTCGACTACCTTACCAACCTGGAGGTAAGAGTAGACTGCACTGCTTGCGAGGAAGTCAGTTGCAGCTGCCAATACTGGACGGCCCATGTGGTCCGAACGAACAACGCTACCAACAGTAACGTCTGCATTAACTCCGCTAACCATTGGGTACTCAACGTAACCATGGGTAATGAAGCCTGCACCCTGTGAGGTGCCTTTGTCAAATGGACGGTAGAGGTCATACTGAGCAACACCTACTGGGATTGATCTAGCGCCAACTGCGATTGAATCAGTTGCACCAGAGCTATAAGATGGAGTTGCGCCATCCAATGGATCCCAAGATGTTGGCATGTTGTCACCCCAGGTAACTGAAGATGCTGAACCATTGGCTGGAACAACTCTTGCGTCACCATTGCTATCGGCTACGACTGAAAGAATGGTACCCTTTGGAATCACGATTTCAAAGCGATCATCTTCGCTGTCGAGATACCAAGTTGGCAAACCAGGATGTGGAAGGAGGTATGCTGCTGGAGCAATGCCCTCTGAAACCACAAAACGGCCTGAACCTGCTACATTCTCTTCGTTTGCAACAGCTGCTGACTCGTTATGAACTTCTGGACCCTCAGAATGACGTGACTTGCGGACTGGCATTTTTGCAAGATCTCTGAGCGAATCAGCAAGAGAAGAAGCTGTTCTTGTCACATGTGACTCGATTAACTCATCTCTTTGTTCTGCTGTTTCTACACCAGCGCTAATCTTTGCATCAACTACTCTTTCCACAAGAATTCTGTGAAGTGCTGACTTAAGTTTTGCATTTTCTTCTTCAAGAGCTTTTACCTTGTCGAGAACGTCGTTGTCTTGCTCAGCGGGCTGTTCAGCCTTGTCGCTGAGGTCTTCGTCCGTACCCTCGGGCTCTTGAGCACCTTCAGCCTTCTCTTCGTCGGCTTCTGGTTCTTCAGACTCTGCAGCTTGTTCGGAATCAACAGCTTCTTCAGCTTGTTCATCCGCTTTCTCTGTATCGTCTTCAGACTTTTCTTCACCGGCGTCTTCTGCGCCAGCTTCTTCGCCACCTTCGGCTGGTGCCTCTGGTGTTTCTTCTTCGCCACCTTCGGCTTCTTCAGCCTTACCAGCAGCAATTGAGGACAAATCTTCGCTTAACCCTTCGGTTACAGCCAAGATATCCTCTTCTTGATTGCGATCTTTCATATTAGAATTCTCCTGTAGATCGGTGTTATTCACAGCTTCCTCGCTAGATAGTAATGAAACTGCGTTGTTATGCGTATTTTCGCTCTCCTGGAATGCGAGAGCGGTTAAAAATGCGCCCTTTAGATGAAGATACATCGGCTTAGATTCTTTTTTCTTCATATTCTTAAAAAGAGAATCGTGCTCTTCCACTGAATAAATATCTTCTTCGTTCATACTTAAAACAAATGCGGAACTTTTAGCAACCCATCCCTCGCTATTAGGTCTTCCATCTTTGTCAGATAGAGCAGAGGTAGATCTAACGCTTGATTTTCCATCTGCTGGTTGGTTAACAAAAGAATATTCTTTAAAAGAAATATCCTGCATGTCGATAAATGCCAGTTTACCCTTGTAAACTTGTCCTCTACGATACTTGGGAACCTTTGGCCTTGAGCCTTCGCTTTCAGAAGCAAGGTCTTCCCCGGAGATTGAGCAAACTGCTTTTCCAGCTCTGCCCCCAACTGAACCAGTTAGATATCTCTTATCTAAAACTTTTTGTGCTGCTACTGGATCTGTGATTGCAATTTGCAATCTAACAAATGGACTGCCGTCTTCTTCTTTGTCCATTTTT